TCCCGGCTGGTACCTACCTGATGCTGCCGGCGGCGAACGTGACGATTGAAGTCAATAACTACACGGGCACCGCAAATAGCTGGTCCACTCTTCTCGCCAACAACACTGGCGGGGTGCTGATTTCTGACGGGTTTAACGTGCGCGCTAACGCGGTCACGGGCACTCAGACGGTCACGCTCCTCACTGTGAACGGCGGGCAGGCGGCTTCCGGCACCTACAACTCGTAAGGAGGCGTAGGTATGGCAAACGGCAACGCTGTTGGAACCAATCTCCCGACTTCCTTTGGGCGCTATGTCCTGGGCGAAGTGCGCGGGGTGTCGGTTGCTGCCACTGGTAATGCCGTAGCGACCATTCCAATTCTGTTGGGTGGTCTTACGGCTAACACTGGCTGCTACATTGTCCGTGAAGTCACGGTAATGAACGCCAACAAGAGCATCGCCACGGCCAACGTCATTGTCCTCACTTCAAGTGATGGCAATACGTCGAACAACGTGTCTAACGCGACTGTTTTGTCCAATGTAAGTGCTGCCACTACCAAGTGGCAAGACCTGACCTTGGGCACCGCAGCGGCGACGGATGCGTTTACGGCTGGTGCTTTGTTTGTAAAAGTCAACACGGCGGTTTCGGGTGGCACCTGTGACATCCGTGTTGTTGGGACTCCGGTGAACCTGTGACCGATACCGTTTATGTGACCAACGAAGGCGAAATGTCCCTCACTGATGGGTGGGATGGCGTTTCGTATGTCTTTCAGCCTGGGAAGACGGTGCAAATTCCGGCTTTTGTGGCGGGTCACATATTCGGGTATAATGTCGAGGATAAAACACCGCATGTGATTAGGCTTGGTTGGGCAAAAACCACCAATGACATCCCTAAGGCGATGGCGTGGTTGGAGAATTTTGTCATTACAACCGAGCCTCCCACGGTTCGTCGCTCTGTGTCCCCGGAAGCGACGGACTCCGCACAACCTCCTCCGGCGCCGCAACCGCGTCGGGGGAGGGGAGTGGAAGCATCAGCTACTATTCAATGAGGTGCGTGAATGGCTGTTACATTAGCGCAGTACATCACGCAGTGCCGGCGGTTACTGCATGACGCAAACGCTAATTTCTGGTCGGATCAGGAATTAACGGATTACATCAACGACGCGCGTAACAAGCTGGTGCGTGATACCGGGTGTTTGCGCACGATCCAGACTAGCGCCACGGTAACCAATCAAGAGACATACACGTTTGCATCACTGCCGCAGGGTGATCAAACGATGGATATTATCAACCTTAATCTCTATTGGGGTAGCACGCGCATTCCGCTCCGGTATTTGCCGTGGACGGACTTCAATGCGCAGTTGCGTTATTGGCAGAATTACTATGGTCGCCCTGTTGCTTACAGCATGTACGGGCCGCAGACTTTTTATCTCGGCCCTGTGCCGGATGAAGTTTACACGATGGAATTAGACACGGTGATTGAGCCGACGGCGTTGGTAAACGCTACGGACACCGATACCATTCCTGATATTTGGACTTCGCCTGTTGCGTTTTATGCGTGTTATACGGCCAAGTTCAAAGAGCAGTCGTATGGCGAGGCGGAGATTTTCAATCAGCAATACATGAAGAAGGTGCAGAGCGTGCTTGTTGGCACGATGACGCGCCGGATGCCGACCCCGTATAGTCAGGCGTACTAATCATGGCGTCGCCGGAGCAGCGCAAACAGTATCATATCTCCAAGAATTTTAAGGGGATAAATACTCAAGCTAACCGCACGGCTATTGATTCGGACGAGTTTGCTTGGCTTGAGAACGCACAGCCTATCGGATACGGTAACGTCAAAACCGTGCCGGCGCAAACTACCGTCCAGGTGTCCAGCGCAGACTTAGCCTGGAGCGGCACTGTTGAGTCGTTGTACGACGCCAATGTGAACAACAAAGAGTACATTTTTGCATTTTTCACCGATGGCGGTGCAGAGGCTTACAACGCAACTGACGGTACTAAGGTCACGGTTGCCAACTCGGGCAAGTTTTCTGCGGCTGGCGTGCGTATTGCGCAGTGGAAGAATGAGCGCATCCTAATCATTGACCCGGCCAAAGGGTTGTACAACTGGGATGGCACGAACGTAGTTAGCATCGGGTCGGTGTCGGACTACGGCATGACCAATCTGGGAACAGGTTATACCTCAACGCCGTCGGTGTCTTTTAGTGCGCCTAACGAAACGGGTGGTGTGCAGGCAACCGGGTCTGCGGTGGTGCTGGCAAATACGGTTGTCGGCATTAACATCACCGAAACGGGTTCGGGTTACACCTCTCCGCCGACTATCACGATCAGTGGCGGTGGTGGGGCTAACGCTGCGGCCATTGCGTCCAGCCTGACTTTTGCGACGGGTACTGTGAGTTGCATCGTGAAAAGCGGTGGCACTGGCTACACCAGTTCGTTCGCTGTGACGTTTTCGGGTGGCGGCGGGGCCAACGCGGCAGGCACGGCTATTGTGTCTGGCGGCTCCGTGACTAAGGTCATTATGACCAATAACGGGTCGGGCTATACCTCGGCGCCCACTGCCAACGTATCGGCTGGCGCGGGTTCTGGAGCGATTGTCGAGGCGGTGGTTACGACTAACGCCAACACAGACGTTGCGACCTTCAGTGGGCGCACCTGGGTGTCTCAAGGCCGCACGGTCTTTTACTCGGCGGCGGACAGTTACACGGACTTTGCCTCGGTCAGCGCCGGCAATATCCTGATTACTGACTCGACGTTGCACACAAACATTGTGGCGCTGCTATCGGCCAACAACTTCCTGTACGTGTTTGGTGCGGATAGCATCAACGTGTTCTCAGATGTGCGCGTTGGGCAGGACGGGGTAACGGTCTTCACCAATACCAACGTGTCGGCGTCGGTAGGTACGAGTTTTAAGAAAGGCTTGTACGCTTACTTTCGATCCGTGGTTTTTATGAATGAATACGGGATTTATGCCCTGGTCGGCTCCACAACGAGTAAGTTGTCGGACGCTTTAGACGGCATTTTCCAGTTGATCGACTTTACGCAGCCGGTTTCGGGCGGTCAGGTACTCATCAACAACATCCTGTGCGCGTGTTGGTCATTTACATATAATGATCCAGTAGCGGGTGCGCGGCCTGTGCAGGCGGTGTTTTTTAACAAGCGTTGGTTTATGACCAGCCAAGGCACGTTGACCAACATTACTGGCGCCCAGGTTGGGGGTCTTACGACCATTTACGGCACTGGCGGCACTAATTTGTTGAAGCTGTATGCCAACAGCACAACTGCGGTAGCGGTTACATGGAAAAGTGCGCTTTGGCCGTTGGGCGACCCGATCAGAGACAAGCAAGCGTTGAAGTTTGGGGTCGAGGCTACGCTGGCGCAGGCAGGCACTATGACCCTCACGGTGGACAGCGAATATCAGTCGAGTCCGCCATATACCTTGTCCAATACGCTAACTTGGTACAATAATTCCTTGCAAACTATACCCTGGACCAACAATTCTAGTGCACAAATTGGTTGGATTGCGGCAGGGTATCAGTTGTATAAGTCGGATGCCCAACAGTACGGAAAGTACTTGGGTTTTACGATTACCGGCAATGTCGCCGCGACTACGTTGCACACCTTAGAGTTAGAACACGAAATGAGAGCGAGGTTCTAAGATGCCTGTACCCAATACGTTTGCGAACGCAACGAGCGCCATTCCGTTATCGCAGTTGGACAACAACTTTGCGACGCCGATTACTATTGGCAACACGGCAGTTCAGCTTGGAAATACAGTTACCACGCTGAATAACATGACCCTTGCCAACGTAACAATTAGCAGCGTTTCAACGCCGGTCACTGTAGCGCAGGGCGGCACAGGGCTAACCACAGCAACTGCGGCCAACAACGCTATTTACTCTACCGGCGCGACTACGCTCACGGCGGGTACTTTGCCTGTTGCCGCTGGCGGTACTGGTGCAACTACGCTGACAGCCGAAAATGTTGTGCTTGGTAATGGCACATCTGCCGTGAAGTTTGTTGCTCCCGGTTCGTCTGGCAATGTTTTGACCAGCAA